TTGAACTTCGTGGAAGTACGCTTCTTTAAATGGAGAACTTCCGTCAGTCGTAGGAATGATACGGATTCTTTTTTCCCCACTTCTAGCACCTTTTGGTAAAAGGGTAGTGAAGTACTTTTTTAATCGGTCTTCTTGAGACACTCTGTTTTGGTTGCCACTTGTGGCATTCTTGTTGTACTGTGCTAGTACTGAATCAAATGTTGACATAAATCTTGGTTTTTAAATTGTTTATAATAAAATATAGATAAAAAAAGTCGAATTACAAAATCCGACTTCAAATATTTTCAAAAAAAGTGTTTTTCCTTATAAATCCCAATCTATGGGAGTAGGAAGTGTTGTTATCTCCATTTGATAACATAATCATTGTTGGTACCCATAAATGAATTTGACTTTGTATAAACTTTATATCCGTATACGTTAGTCAAATCACTAATCATATTCTCATTTAAAAAATGTTGTGGTATACTCAACTCATATAAACCTTGTGAAGTTGCTCCCGTAATTAAAGTATTAATGTACGATAACGAACCTGTTGTTGTGTTAGACGCTATAACCGCTGCTGAACCTGATATCATTTTATTCTAGTGTTAATAAGTATTTTAATTTATTGATTGCTCCCAACATTTCGTCTCTCACATTTAAGAGATTAGTATCAGACTCTTCTAATTGCTCTGAAAATTGGTTCAACGCAGAAATTATAACATCTAACATCGCCTCAGGTTTAAGTTCCTTCAAATTCGCTAATTGAATTGTGTTGGTTTCGTCATCTAATGTGAATCTACCGTACTTACCCATTGCTTCTTCAACAAAGGTATCAATTAAATCTTCTAAAGTATCATATGTCACACCAAATGCATTATGTCTTGCATAACCTTTTGTCTGCCAATGAAATATTCTTAACTGTGCTTGTAACCCTAAAAAAAGGTTGACATTAGAATTTAAAATCATCTTCCTGTTGTTCTGGATTAAATGTGTTTTTTATTGTTTGGGGCGAATAAGTGTCAATGTCTTGTTTAGTTAAAACATATTCATTTTTACCACTTTGTCTCATTTCACCTTGTTTTTGTGCAAAGAATTGTTGTGGGTTCTGATTAAATGGATACGAATCAAATGAACGCATTTCAAGTTTCTCTTCGGGAGTTTTTTCTCTCATCGTTTCAACCTTGTTGCCAAGTTCATCAATTTTACTCATAACAGCATCCATCTGTGCTAATTTTTGTTCTAAATCTGATAACTTACTGAATACGTCGTCCATTTTACTAACAACACCTTCGTTTTCCGATTTACTATCGTCAAGGTCTTGTTTAATAGACTTAGTCATATTAACCAAATCAGTGATATCGATTTCTTCAGTATCACCACCTTCCGCCGGTACATCTGTTGGTGCCGGTGCGTCTGTTGGCATTTCAGCGTCGGGTGCTCCCATATCTGTTGGAGGTGGGGGTAATTCACCACTTTCTACTGGTGGTTCAATTGCCGATGGGTCTTCAACAGGTACTCCCTGTTCGTTCATAAGTTTAGTTGTGTACTTATTAATAGCATTAAATCTTGCTACTTCTTCTATTAATTGTTTTTCTAAGTTATTCATGATATTAATCTTGTAAAAGTTGTCTACCGTCTTCGGTAATGAATTTTTTATTTATTCTTTCAACAATACCATCTTTAGACCTGATAACATAACATTCACCAGTTCTTAGGTCACACTCTTCTCTTTCCATTCCGTCTTGAGAAACACTACTTACCATCTTAGGGGAAATGTAGTTGTTAAGTGCATCGTTTAATTTATCGTTATTCATAGTACTTTTTTTATATAAATATCATAGAAATGAGAAAACTCGTTGTTTAAACCTCTAATAAAAAGTTATGATAGTTTAAAATACACCACATCTCCATCATATAATCCAAGTTCGGACATTAATGACGGTGACATACCCATTCCATAACCTGAAAGATTTGGTCCATTACCTACTGGCCCATTGGTAACAATAGTTCCTAATGATTCCGCCAATTGATAACTTGGGTTCAATGTATATGTTTTATTGTTTTTGGGATTCTTAAATTCTGTTTTTGCTGTTCTAATTTTTTCTGAACTCGCAATGTTTGATAAGAAGGTGGTATTGTAGAACTTATAATTGGTTCCACTGATTTTTGACCATTTAATACCGTCAGCAACACCCATTGTAGTATCGGGGTCAATTGGGTACTTTTCTCCACCCATTTTTACCACCACCGCTCTTAACCATGTTCCATTGTTATCAACTTTTTGAATGTCCTTTTGGTTTTTATAACCATTATATGGTATTCCAAATTCAGTAACCCCCACTTTTGGTTCAGACTTAGTTATTTCTTCACCTTGTATTGTTTTACCCGCCCTATCTGTTGAGTATGCTATACCTTCATAAGTAACAACCTCTTCTTTTGATTCACTAGGTTTTTCGTTTTGTTTAAGTATCGATTGAGCCTTTGATGCCATTCTATCAAATAAAACACGGTAACTTGAAATAAATGAGTCTTTAGGGTCGGGTAAAGATGTATACGGAATTCTTGCACCAGAAAACGTTGTTGTAATTGTATTACTCTTAATTGAGTGACTTACTTCCGTAATCCAATATGAACCTTTAAACATTGGTATGTTTTTTAAATAAAAGTACATTGTTGGTTGAATCATTACATTACCCATACATGTGACTTCACATCTATATGACGCTTGTTTGTAATAGTCAAATAAACTAACATCCACATTATATGCTCCCGCACCTGATTCTGACCTGGCTAAATTTTCTAAGACCACAAATGATTCAGATGTGTTCTTTAAGGTTGATTGGTCTAATTGTACCCCTTTGAAGATACCTTGGTTTTGGTCACCGAAACTTACCTCGAATGCAACTACTTTATTTGATTTACTCAAATCAGTTGCCGCAAAACTTTCTAATGATGTAATTACTAATGGATTGTTATTTACACTACCAATGTAAAAACTATCATCCGCAAACTTATATTCTTTACTATTTGATAAGTCAGGTCTTTTTGATGACGCTCCGACTAACTGAATAATAATCTTTGGTGACGATTCCTGATAATCAACTTCTAAAAAAGTACCGAATAAATTTTTGGCAACATTTTTAGATGGTGTAATCTTTGTTTTACTTTTTAAGTTCGTACCATAGAAATTAACATATGCGGGGAGTGCCCTCATATCGAGACCCGTTCCCTGTATCAATATTGATATCGACCCATATAAACTTTGTTTCATGTTATTTGGGTGTAATAAATTTGTAATCCTATCTATATTCATGTAGAATTTATCCCCAATATCTCTATTCGCTTTATCTAAAAATAAAAATTCTTCAAGTAATAATCTTTGACCGATTGAGTTACCGGCGGTCCATTTGTCATTAAATGATTTGAAGGTATTATACAATTCTAACTTCGTATCGTTCGTGTTATATCCTTGGTATCTTCTAATATCAGTGGACGAGTCTTTTCTTTCGATATTACCCTTTTTACTAATTTCCCCTAACACTATAGTTAAGAAATATTTTAATCTAACGTCAGAACCACTCGCATAAATCTTATTTCCTTGCCCCTGAAACACGGATAGTCTAAGATATTCTCTAAATGCAACCTTTGTGTTGGTTCCACCTGACTTTCTATATCCCGCATAGATTTGCACTAATGGTCTAAATCTGATAATATTTTCTTCAGTAAGTTTTATGTCATTAACACCAAAGAAATCTTGGTAGTAACCGTTGATATCCTCTCCAATGTATAGTTTAATAAAATTTTGGTTTGTTGGGGTTAGGTCACTGTTATTATATGTGGCAACACTAAAAACATTGTAATTATCAAAAGATGCCATACCGTAAAACGTATATGGGTCAATTTCTTTTGGATTTGCTAACGTGAATTTAATCAAGTTCTCACCACCTAACAAACGTTTGGTTACTTCTTTTGACTTGGCGAGTTGTCTATCTTTTACAATATTGAATATTGTATTGGATGTGCTATCGGTAGTTTCTTTAGGTACGGTCACCAATTCTTTGAGTAAGTCTTGGAATTTACCGTAGTTTAAGTTGTCAAATGTTTGGAATGGTATCTCATCATTAGTTTTTTCAGACGCAAAATCTAAGAACATTCCTTCAAACGATTCTAATATTTGTGGACTGAAAGTTCCAATTAAATCAATTACCTTTCTGTAGTTTGCGTCAATCGTAAATGTGTTATCCGTGGTTGAACCCGAAACGTAGTTTCTTGGGTATTCGGAATGTGATGCAAATGTTTTACCTGAAAATTCATCAGTTACACTCTCATCTATCCACCAACCTCTAAATGTATATTGTTCAGCAAAATCAAATGTCTCTAAATTCTTATTACCTAAATCCGATTGGTTCAAACCATGGGATGGTAATAATGTATAGAATTTTTCTGTTGACTTATATTTTGAGTTATCAACTAATACGCTCCAATATCTATTTCCGTTGTTACTTTCAAGTACCTTATGTGATATGTTACCTAAATTTGTTTGTCCCGAATAATCTGTATTACCAGAATAAACATTATAATGTAAGTACCCATTAACAATCTGATGATAAATTGCCTGATAATTGGGATTTAAACCTACGTTATCAGATGTCACATGTGAAATTGAGTTTCCACTTATTGTAAACGACTCAAAGGTTGTACCTGTGAATCCGCCATCAAAAAATGAACTACCAGTTATTGGTTGGGTAACGTTACTTGAATTTACAAATCCACTTAAAATATCAACACCGTCGATAATTTGTTTTTTATATCTATGATACATCGCACCCCACTTTAACATTAAGTGATATGGTACAAAATGAGTTGATGATACT